TCATTCGGGAATGTCGTCGCGCATTCGGCGCTTGGTATCCTCGATTTGTTGCATGCTGGCCTGTATCGACTGCTCCGCCCAGGCCTCCAGATCCGCCCGTCGCGATTGATAATCGTCAAAGCGGAGCATGTCGGCGCGATTGGTGAAACGATACGCTCCGTCCACGTCCTGCCACTGCGTTGTCGCGAGGATGCGGCACATTTCGCCTGAAATATTGAGGAGGTCGTGATAGTTCGCTGTCTGGGCCTTGAGCTTCGCCGCAACCCTGGCGTCGCGGGCAGCCTCCTGCGTTTGGAAAGCCAGTCGCTCCCCGTCGTCCAGGCCATTTCCGGGAATTGGAATCCGGAATTTTGCGTGTGTGGCGGTCAGCTTTATGGCCGCATCGTCGACGATCGCCTTTGCGCGAGGGAAACGATCGCAATCCCGGAGCAGTTCAGGATCGCGTGTGACCTCGTCAGCATTGGTTAGTCGGTGGATGCCAAGAGCGGCAATCTTGTCCTCGCTGTCTCGCGCGATCGCGACGACCTGGTTGGCGTGTGCGAGAGCATCTCGCGTCATCGGGCCGGGTTCGACGCCGTCGGGCAGGCCGAACGAGCCATCGGGTCGCCTTTCTATGCTGGCAAAGGCGAGGTTGTCCGCCTGCCTCTCCCGCTTTGCCCTCGTAACGCCGGCATTGGTGCCGAGCATTGCTGCGAGCAGTATCAAAAAGAACGAGCCGGCGATCCAGCCGGTGGTGGCGCGACGGAAGATCAGGACGAAACCGACTAACCAGAGGACAATGGTCACGGCGATGGTCAAGGTCTCCACTGAGCCCAGGTCGGTTGGGAACCTGGCCATGTTCGGCATGAAGAAGCCGAGCGCGAACAGCAGGATCATGCCGCCAATGATCGCGGCGAAGGGCGTGGTGGGGATGTGAGGCGGCGCGGGTGGCTCGTCCTCTTTGTCCCATGGGGGCACCGGCGTCCCGAATTCTTCAGTCATGCCATTTCCCCCCAGATTGCCCGCATCGTGTGATGAAAGCGCCGGGGTGGCAAGGTTGATCGGACCGGACCGCCAGTTTGATTCAACCACAAGCGCGGCGGGCTTAATCGGCATGCATGTGTACACCCAAAATGCCCAAGGCAACCACCATCCCTGAACGGCAGGCCCTCAAGCTGCCGGACAATGGCGCAACCGCTCCCCGCATCGATGACGAGATCCGACGACGCCGCGCGATGATGGCGACGGCTTATACCGGCGCGCTCGGCCTCGGTGCGGGCCCGGCCACCACCAGCGCCTTGGGGGGCTGATATGACGCTTACCCTCAAGGAGCGGTGCAGCCGCCGGCTCGGCGCGCTCAAGGCGGCGCGGCGGCCTTATGAGGAGGAATGGCGGGAGATCGCGCTGTACGCACAGCCCTCGCATTCGCGCTTCCTCAACAGCGAACAGAACCGCAATTTCAAGCGCACTAACCTGAAAGTCTACAACAGCCATGGCATATTGAGCTTCCGGACGCTTACCGGGGGGATGACGAGCGGACTTTCCTCGCCGTCCCGGCCCTGGTTCCGGCTGGCACCATTCGACGCGGATCTCGCGGGCGATGCAGCGGTGCGCAACTGGCTGGCCGAGGTCGAGCGGCGGATCTACGCCTTTCTCGCCGGCACCAATTTCTACGGCGCGATGAAATCCGGATATGCCGAAATGGGCATGTTCGGCACCGAGGCGTGCGTGATGGTCGAGCATTGGCAGGCGGGCGCCGTCTGCCATGCGATGACCGCGGGCGAATATTGGCTGGCGCTCTCCGATGCGAGCGTGCCGGACACGCTTTATCGGCGTTGCCCGATGACCGTGCACCAGGTGGTGCAGGCGTTCGGGCTCGACGGGGCGAGCGATTTCGTGCGGAACGCCCATGCGAGCGGGCGCTATGACCAGCAGGTCAATGTCATGCACGCGATCGAGCCCAACAAGGATCGCGTCGAGGGGCTGAAGACCGCGTCGGGCAAGCCCTGGCGCTCAGCCTATTGGGACGAGAATGACGGCGATTGCGAGCGGATGCTGCGCGTCCAGGGCTATGAGGAACAGCCCTTCTGGGCGCCGCGCTGGGACACGATCGGCGGCGATACCTATGGCACCTCGCCGGGCTTCGATGCGCTGCCCGATTTGCGCGAGTTGCAGTTGCAGACGCGGCGCAAGACGCAGGCGACCGAGTTCCTGGTCCGTCCCGAGAAGATCGTGCCCGCCTCGGTCAAGCTGACGGGGCAGGCCGGGAATATCGTGACGGCCAGCCAGGTCGATGCGGCGGGCGTGATCGTGCCCTACAAGATGGACCCCGCCGCGATCGGCGCGATCGTGGAGGATGTTCAGCGCTGTGGCGAGGCGGTCGACCGGCTGACCTATGCCGATCTGTTCATGGCGATCACCAATATGCGGGGCGTGCAGCCGCGCAATATCGAGGAGATCGCCAGCCGCAACGAGGAGAAGCTGACTCAGCTCGGGCCGGTGATCGAGCGGGTGAACAGCGAGAAGCTCGAGGTCGCGATCGACCGGGCATTCGGCATCATGGCGCGCAAGGCATTGCTGCCGCCGGCGCCGGAGCATCTGCAGGGCCAGCCGATCAAGGTCGATTTCGTGAGCATCCTCGCGCAGATGCAGAGGATGGTCGGGCTCGGCCAGATCGAGCGGACGGTGTCGTTCATCGGCAATCTGGCGGGGCAGTTTCCCGAGGCCGGCGACCGGCTCGATGTCGATGCGATCGTCGATGACTATGCCGATCGCGCCGGCGCGCCGCCGCGGATCATTCGATCGGTGGATGAAGCGGAAGGGCTCAGGCAGCAACGGGCGCAGGCGGAGCAGGGCGCGAAACTCGCGGCGATGGCCGGGCCGGCGCGGCAGGGGGCCGATGCGGCGCGATTGCTGAGCGAGGCGGCGCAGAATGGCGGGCTGGCGGGGCTGGTTCCTAGCGTCGGTGGCGGGCAGTGAACGGGAGCGAATTATTTCTCCCTCTCCCCCTGTGGGAGAGGGAAGGGGCCCATCGCGTAGCGATGGGAAGGGTGAGGGGGACTCAAGTCTCGAGCCTCATTCCCCTCACCCTTCCGTCGCTTCGCTCCTCCCTCCCTCTCCCACAGGGGGAGAGGGAAAAGTGATCGACCGCGCCGACAAGCTCACCCTGCTCGAATCCGCGGCATTTCGGCGCTTCCTGTTTGCCATGATCCAGGCCGGCGGGGTGTTCGAAACCACCGCCGGTGCCGCCGACGGACGCAACCTTTTCCTCGAGGGGCGGCGGAGCCTCGCGCTCGAGATGCTGCGCAGCCTCGATGAGGTCCAGCCGCTGCCCTCGCCCTCGGGGATTCCCGCCCAGACCTTGATTCAAACTCTGCGCGAACAGGTGCAGTCAGCGCACAAGGAGACAGCAATTGATCGACGACACGACATCTACGCAGAGCTTCGAAACGGGGATTGAGCCCGACGCGCCCGAGGGTGCGAACGCGCTCGATGCTTCAACATTCGAGACCGGCGAGACGCAGGACGATCTGGTCGAGCAGGAAGGCGACGAGTTTGAGGGCGAGGGCAGCCAGGAGGTTCCCGAGGCCTATGAACTCGAGGCGCCCGGCGGCTTCACGATCGACCCGCAGGCGCTCGCCGCCGCGACGCCGGTGTTCAAGGAACTTGGCCTGTCGAACGAGCAGGCCAACAAGCTGATGCCCGTCGCGGCGAAGTTCGCCGCCGGCCTTTCGGACAAGCTCAATGCGCAGATCCTCAGCCAGGTGCGCGCTGACCGCAAGGCCTGGCTCGACACCGCCATGGCCGACCGCGAGATCGGCGGCGCGAACTGGAAGCAGACGCTGGCGAAGGGCGCGTTCGCGCTCGACAATCTCGGCTTTCCCAAGGGATCGCCGTTCCGGGTGCTGCTCGACGAGAGCGGGCTCGGCAACCATCCGGAGATGATCCGCGCCTGGGCCAAGGTCGGCCGGGCGATCGGCGAGGATGGTGATTTCGTGCGGGGCACCGGCGGCACCTCTTCACGACGGGACACGGCGGAGACGCTCTACCCCAATGACGCACCCAAGGGCTGACGGCCTGAAGGCAACATTTCCGGAATCTCTCATTTTAGCGGCGTTCCCAGAGGGGAAATCGCCTCGGGAAAGGACATAGACTATGGCTACCATTGGCAACACGTTTCTCAGCCTGATCGACCTCTACAAGGGCACCGGCGGCACCAACGCGCAGATCGGCGAGGTGATCGAGGTGCTGCGCCAGCTCAATCCGCTGATGGAGGATGCGGTGACGGCTGAGGCCAATATGGGCACCTATCACCGCCACACCATCCGCACCGGGCTGCCGACCGTCACCTGGGGCATGCTCTACCAGGGCATTCCGCAGTCGAAGAGCTCGACCCAGCAGGTCGACGACACGACCGGCTTTGTCGAGGGGCTCTCGACGGTCGACACGCGGTTGCTGGACATCTCGCCGAACCCGGCGGCGGTGCGACTGTCCGAAGGCCGCGCCTATCTCGAGGCGATGGCGCAAGAGGTGCAGCGTGGCTTTTTCTATCACGATACGGTCGCCACGCCGGAGAAGTTCAGGGGCCTGGCCGCGCGCTACAACAAGCTCGGCGGCGGCGGTGCCGGCAACCAGATCATCAACGCGGGCGGCGTCGGTTCCGACAATACCTCGATCTGGTTCGTCACGCATGGCGATGCCTACACCACTTTGATCCACCCCAAGGGCACCCAG